CCTGTCAGTGTTTCACACAATTTGTCCACATTCACATCGTTTTTCAAACAATGCCGGTACAAAACGCATTCCACACTTTGCATTAATTCGGGTGTAAAGTGACTCTCAAACGCCGTGTAGTCAGTTTGGTAATATCTACGCCCAGCTTGTTTCAATTGCTTGACTTTGGCTGGTCTGTCTGTGACAGGGACGTGCTTGATAAAACTTTCAAGTTTATAGACCTCATTTTCAATAGATTTGAATTTGGGTCCAGACCACACTTTGAATGCGTCACTCCTACTGTTGATCATCCTAGCCTGCTTATAGCAGGGGTAGAATTCGCTCTTTACAAAAGATTTGACAGTTCTCCTCTGTTTCCTATTTGGAACTCCTCCACGTAAGTCTTCGTGAACCTTACGCAATTGTTCCTTACGCGCTATTCCATAACTAGTTGAATCCAGCCATTCTTCGAATTCCATTTCCTTGACTACTGGTAAATGGTCTTCACAGAATTTCTGTGTGAACTGTTTCAACTGTTCCAAAAAACCCTCTTTTGGACTTGGAAGCTCCCTCAATACACGCTGTTCAAATGCTTTCTTCACTGTCAATGGATCATTACTATCCATGCATATTGGCGCATAACCAGGTACAAAGCCATGATTAAGGCGTCTGAAGACCTTCCGTCTCGGCCGCGTTATTGGGGGTGTGGTGACTATTGCAATTTCAGGCTTTGCTACTGCCTTCTCGATCAATGGAAGCTCAGCCACCCGGGCCCCCATTGCGAACACCTTCCTATTTGTACTGTCGATATTTATGGGACCCCCATGAGTGACGGAAGGCCCCCTGATAAAAAAGGGCTGTCTTCTATCAAACATAAGGACACTATCTCCGAGCCAGTTATAAGATGGAGATAGTCGACATCACGTAAGGGCAATGTCGCCAATCGACGTAGTCTCATTCTAATTGTTGAACGGACTAGATCTAAGTCTTGCTTATGATCATACTCTGCGACAACATTAGAACAAATGTGAGGACAATAATGGAGCTGCATCATGGAGAGATCTTTGTAGATATTGGAGACTAAGGAATGTCCAATAAAAAACTGCCACAGTCTAACTGAGATCACTGCCATGAAAACCCTAAAAACCACGAAGT